CTATTTCAATCAGTTGGTTCATTTCTTTTTCTACATCAATAATTGTTATCGATTTTATCTTTTTAGCTATAAGTTCATTGTCTAAAATCATATATTATTTTATAAGAGTGAAAATAATATATTTTACGGTAATTAATTAAAAATAATTTAACAAATATAATTATATAAATATGGATTCTATTGCTGATATCAAACATGCATTTTATATTAATTTAGACTCTAGGCCAGATAGAAAAAATCATGTTGAAAAACAATTACTTGGAATTGGTATAACACCCCAAAAATTTAAGGCTATTAAATTGCCAAATGGTGCAATGGGGTGTAGTATAAGTCATCTTAAATTATTAGAAATGGCAAAAAAAAATGATTTTCCACATATATTAATAGTTGAAGACGATATTTTATTTACGAATCCTTCTCTGTTTATTAATCAATTCAATAAATTTTTACAAACACATAAGGATTTTGACGTTACATTAATAGCTGGCAATAATTTACCACCTTATGAAAATATAGATGATACTTGTGTAAAAGTATCTAAATGTCAAACGACAACTGGGTATTTAGTTCAAAAACATTATTATGATACCTTGATTTCAAACTATAGAAAAGGAATTGAGCATCTTATGAAAGAACCTGACAACCATATATTATATGCAATTGATAAATATTGGTTCAATTTACAAAATGTTGATAACTGGTTTTTAATTATTCCATTGACTGTAACGCAGCGCGAAGATTATAGTGATATTGAAAAAAGACAAACAAACTATGCAAGAGTTATGTTAGATTTAGATAAAGTTGCTTTTATGAAATGGCAGAATGAGCAAAGAGTTAAAGCGGGATTAGGAAAATTTTTATTTTAAATTTTTTCTTCTTGAAGTAATTTTGGAAAATCAGAATACTCTATGTCTGTAAAAAAATTATTTGTAGCAATATTTAAGATATTGGTTTTAAATCTGTTATCTAGATTAAAACCGATAGAATAATCTTCTAAATACTCCTTTAGTATTGAATCTTTTTTATTAATTAAGTTTGTTATTGCACTTTTAGAGAGAAAATAAAAACGACCGCTACAATATTTAGTAACATATAATGGCAATTCTTTTGGAAGTTCTGGATGAATTCTATGATATTGAGATAAATATGGTTGTTTAACATCAACAATATATCCGCCATAATGGGGTGGAGGCATCATAGTTGTTATTAATTTTTTCATAGTATCAAAAAATTGTGGTTTAACTAATATTTGGTCATCATCTGTTTTAAACATATATTTAAAATTAAATGTATCATATATTGCTTCATAAGCTGATATAACCTTATTCGGTAGAGAATTATAATCATCAGGGACCTTCACCCACAAAATGTTGTTTTCATTCTCAAATTTATAATTTGTATCAAGAGTTTCGTCACCAATTACGTGATAGTAAGACAAATAAGAAGGAATATTTCGTAACCAGGTCATTTTTTGAAACTTGGCTTTTTTTACATATTTTTTGCAATTCATAATAAGCATTATAAATTCTTGTTCAATCATGTATAATAAATATATATTATTACAAATTTAAATACATATTTTTATATAATAATATTAAATAAATATTTATATTTAATATTATGTCAATTACTTTTTCTAGCTGTTTTTATATTATACATTCAAAATTTGACCCAAGTATTTACATTCAATGGATGAATAACTTTATTTCAATTGTAAATAATTTTAATTTAGTAATTTATGCCGATGAAAATAGTTATAAATATGTAGATACAAAAAACAATCCAAAAATTAAATTAATTATAAAACCATTCAAAAATTTTCATAGTTTTAAATACAAAGATTATTGGATTGCAAACCATGAAAAAAATATACTTTTAAATAGTAAATCATGCTGGGAATTAAATATGCTTTGGTCTGAAAAACCATGGTTTGTTAATGAAACAATCGAGAGAAGATATTTCAATACTGATTTTTATGGATGGTGTGATATAGGTTATTTTAGAAATAGACATGATGATACTCATACTCAAAATCTATCTAATTGGTGTAATATCAACCCATTTATGAAATTTGATAAAAATAAAATATATTATGCTTGTATTAATAATGATGACGGTTATATAAATTATTTATATAACCTAGTTAATAATAAAAATTCAAATGGATTGCCATTTCAAGAAATACCATCTACACAAAACTCTATAGCAGGTGGTTTTTTTCTTATTCATAAGGATAAAATTAATTGGTGGTCAAAAACATATGATAATAAACTACAATTATATTTTAAAAATAATTATTTAGTTAAAGATGACCAAATAATATTAGTTGATTGTATTTTTAGCGAACTAGATAAATTTTATTTATACAGAGAGAAAAATAAATTTGATAATTGGTTTATGTTTCAAAGAATTTTAAATTAATATACTATATAAAAATGATTAGCATATTAATGCCTATATATAATGGTATAGAATTTATTAATGAGTCAGTTTCTTCAGTATTAAACCAAACTTATTCTAATTGGGAGCTTATAATCGGTATTAATGGACATACAGAAAATTCAGAAGTTTATAAATTTGCAAAACAATATGAAAACAAAAGTAACAAAATAAAAGTGTACGATTTTTATAAAATTAAGGGAAAATCAAATACCCTTAATATTATGATTGAATATTGTAATTATGATTATGTTGCCATATTAGATGTGGATGATATTTGGTATAACGAAAAATTAAATATTCAGTCTAAATTATTAAATAGTTATGATGTTATTGGTTCAAGATGTATATGGTTCGGAGATAGACCTGGAATTGTGCCACAAATACCAATTGGTGATATATCAAATTATGATTTTTCTCTAGTTAATCCAATTATAAACTCGAGTTCTATAATTAGAAAGGACTTATGCTATTGGGATAATAAAATTGACGGTGTTGAAGACTATGATTTATGGTTAAAACTTAGAAAACAAAATAAACTATTTTTTAATTGTAGTGAAATACTTGTTAAACATAGAATTCATACAACATCAGCTTTTAATTCAAAAGGTAATAATAATAAAGTTGGTGATTTATTGATTAGTCATGGTTTGAAAAGCTGCAAAGTGTGACAAATTTAACTTGATTAAGAAAACATACTATTTTAACAATAAATTTTAGTCCATTCTGGAGGACATAAATCTTTTACATCATTTTTTACAGAAGCTCCAAACCATATAGAAGGATAACATATAATTTTGTTACAATTTGAATTAAAATATGCAGCCCACCAACTAAATGAACTATTTGCAATAATATTATGATGACAACAACTCATTAATAATAACTGTTCCCAATCTGCAAGTGTATTTGTTGCACGTTCAAAAATATAAGTTGGATATATTTGTTTTAGCTTATGAATTGTTATATCGACTGTTTCAATGTCTTCATCTTCGCAAAAATATAAAATATTATATTTATTACTATTATTAGTGTTATTATTGTTTTCTTTAATATAGTTAAGCGATTTTTCATAGTATTCGTATGTTATTATCGGATGAAAGTCAGGTAATTTTTTATAATCTCCAATTCTAAAATGCAAACTTATTGTATTTGTTAAATTTTCATGAGAAATATTAAGCTTTAATAATAATTTTTGTTTCATATTTTCAATACCAATCATTCTACAAATTACATTATACTGTTCTTGAAAATATTTATAGCTTTGAAAATAACCATATATCATTATATCTCTATTAATAATTTCATATACAGGTAAAGGAGTATATTGAAACCCTTTTTCTTTAATTATATACATTTGTGGCAATTCTTTTACTAAAAATATCTTTAAATTAGCAAAAAATGTGTTCCAGAAAGTATATCTAACAGTTGTTGAACCTCCTCCTAATTGTTCAAAATTTAAAAATTTAAACTGGTTATGGCTTTTAATCCCATATGCAATTGTTGCAAAAATTTGAAATAATTGGTTACCTAACCCACCCATTAAATTACAAGTAATCATATATATTATATTATTTGTATTTTTAAATACTTAAATTGACCAATCAATATTTTCACCTATAATTTCTTCTATTTTTATAAATATTCTAGAACCGAAAAATCCATGATGAGCTGCCATTGGAGATGGATGTGCTCCCTTTATTATTCTCTCTTTATTTGAAATAAAACACTCTTTTGCTTTTGCAAAATTACCTAAAAGTAAAAAAACACAGCTATTATTTTGTTCACTTATAAATTTAATAACATCATTTGTAAATTCTTCCCATATTTTTATTTGACTTCCTGGTTTACTCTTTATAACAGACAGTGAAGAATTTAATAAGAATATTTTCTCTCTACAAAACCATTTTTCTAGATTACCAGAATTAAATTTATAATTTCTCTCAGGATATTCATTTTGTAATTCTTTATAAATATTTCTAAGAGATGGAGGAATAGAGACACCTTCAGGAACAGAAAAACTTAATCCATGTGCTTGTCCTGGTCTATGGTATGGGTCTTGACCTAATAATACAACTTTTATCTCTCTTACATCCATTTCAAAAACTCTAAATATATGTTCTTTCTTAGGATAAACAACTTCTGAAGTTGTATATAGTTTATCAATATCAAAATTATATTGTTCAAATAAAGATTTCCAAGATTCGTGATAAGTATTCATAATATAGTTATAAATACATGTATTGTTTTAAACCTTTTAACATTTCAAACAACTATTCTTTTTCTTTATACATAAAAATATAATATTTACATATTGAACAAATTTGTTTAAAATGTTTTACAAAACATATATTATGAATTTTATGACCGCACTTACAACATATATAAAATTCATTAATACATTGTTCCATACAAATTACACAGTAGTTTTCACTATTATTTTCTTTTTTTTTTAAATAATATTTTTTATCATATTCATTTCTTTTATCTATTGGTATTGGATTAGATTCTATTTTTTCTAATAGTTCTTGTTTATGATTTTCGTAATATGCTTTAAGATGTTCTTTAGTCTCAATTAACTCATTTTTAATTTTTTGTAATTCTTCTTCTAATAATTTATTTTTATTTAGTAATTCTTCATTATCCATTTTAACTAATAAATAATAAGAATATAT